CCGGAAGCTCCTGCTCCCTCTCAAGAAATGTTTGTAGGTGTTCCTACATTTTAATTCTCCAAGCCTAAGAATTTACGCCCAATCTTGCTAGTTGCAAACATAGCACATCCTGCAAAAATCTGACCATAAAACAGTGGACTTCCTCCTCTAGAGCGTACCAAGTAAATAGATAAGCCGATAAAAAGCAATGAACTAATCCAGAATAAGACGGTATACATTTATTATATACCTAACATTTCTTATACTTTTCATAAATATAAATGAGCTGGCTTGACTATCTGATTATACTGTTCTGCTTAGTAAGCATCAGTATAAACATCTACATTATGGTCTATGAGGTAAAAACTCATTATAAGTGGTTTTTTCTAGCTGCTACTGCATTTGGTATCTTCTTTGGGTTCTTCCGTTTGTATACAGTTTTTCAAACCAAGAAGCGTTAAATATCAATAATTAAGCAGGCTTCTCCCGGAACTGCATCACCAATAAAGGTCTTCAGTTCAGAAATCTCCTTGCGTGGGATGGAATCCTTACATAATCTAGCAATTGCTTTGTACAGCGAAAACCCAACATATCGGTCAACCTTGGGATTTTTCTTGAAAAATAGAACGCTTGTATTATCCTCTAGAGTCATCCACTTAATGAATAACTTGAACAACGGCTGCTCCTGGTACTCATCATACTTAGGACCATTCGGGAACAAATCCCAAAACAGAGATGTTGCAAGCCGAGCCAAGTCAAACGATGGATTTGGCTTAATTATCTTATGCTTCTCAGTCATGAAAGGTGCACAATTATATTGTCCACCTGCTTCTTCAGATGCTGCAAACTGGTCACTCATAAACAGCTTAGCCTCCTTCATTCCCGGTAACTTGATTGAACCAATCCCTCTGTCAAAATCAATAATCTTTATTAGATATCCATACGTTGGTACTTTGTATGTTACTCCTGCGTGAAAGTAATACAAAAACTCTTTATCAATCTTCTTGAACATGATATTGTTTCCGTGCAAATCATTGTGAGTGAATGCAAAGTTCCGCTGAGCATATGCAAGAGCAAAAATGATTTGAGCTATCCATGCAAAGTGTTTCTCTGGTTCCGAATTTGTTTTCAATAGTTCATAGAAAGTTCCCTCAAGCTTTTCCATAACTGTCATTTGAACCGGAACATTCTTAAATGTTGCCCAAGCAAAGGGTTCATCTTCCTCTTCCTCCTCATCAATGCTTTCATCAAATGATGATGCCATAGATTCAATAGCAAAGATATATGATGTTGAAACATCCGAAGTTGATTCGGTTTCGTCATCAATTTCCTCTTCCCGGAATACAGGTGTCATCTCAGCAGCTGTAGCATCAGCATGAATCGCAACAAGCTCTTCTACATGACCTAAATCAGCATCTTCTCCTAACTGAAGGGATACACGAGCACTGCGTGTATATTCAATAGAAGTCCCAGTATGTTCATCTAAGCGAAGCTCAAATGTCTTACCAATATTCTGGGAAAACCAAGGACGCTCTGATAACTCTTCGTAGTCATCTGAAATATCAATCGTATGACTCATAGCTGTTCCTGTAAAGACACCAACCACTTCTGGAAAATGTTGGCATCCGGACTGAGACAACGCTACTGAAAGAATAGACCCAACATATCCTGCTGTGTTATGGCTTTGTAGCTTAGATTGAGTTTCACGCGCATGTTCAGAAAGCATAGGTAATCCAAACGTACCAAACTCACCCTTCATACACTTAAATGGGCTCAACAGCATAGTAATTTTCGGATGAACATCAATACTACGCCCAGATGTAAGACTACCTATATTTTCAGTAGCAGAAACAATCGGGTCATTCAGCTTGATTCCATAATCCTGGACACGCTCCAATGTATTTGTCTTAAAAAGACACTCAATTGGAGGAAAGAAAGGTTGCAGTTTTGTGACGTCCCACAAGTCATTCTTGCATACAGCTCTAGTAACAACAAGAGCCACCGGGTTGGTCCGTAACTCTGATGTCTGTTTACGCTTCATTTTTCCAATTATAATCCATGCCCTAAACCAATATAGGAATCTTCACGCGATGAATTTCCAAATCAAGAAGTTTAACATTCAAACTATAGTCGACAGATGTGAGATTGACTCGCGTAAATCTCCCATGATTGTGTTAATTGGAAAGAAGGATACTGGAAAATCCTTCTTGGTTCGCGATATTCTTGCGAATAGCCGGGCATGCTTCCCGGTAGGAACTGTAATCTCAGGAACAGAGGTTGCCAATCCTTTTTTTCAGGATATGGTTCCCTCTAAGTTAATCCATGACAAGTACAGTCCCGGAATTGTGATGAATGCTATCAAGCGTCAGCTTGCAGTTAAACAGCAAAGAAATCAGGACAAGAAAGCGCATGGTGGAAACTCTAATTCAGACCCTCGCGCTTTTCTAATCTTAGATGACTGCTTATACGATAAGTCTTGGATTAATGAAGAGTCTACCCGGTATGTATTCATGAACGGTCGTCATATTGATATGGTTACTTTGATTACTATGCAGTACCCGCTGGGTATTACTCCTAACTTGCGTACTAACATCGACTTCGTATTCATTCTGCGTGAGAATAACATCACAAACAGAAAGAGAATTTATGACAACTATGCTGGTATGTTTCCAACCTTTGAGATGTTCTGCCAATTCATGGACCAATGCACAGAGAATTACGAGTGTCTTGTTATTGCGAATGGTGTCCAATCCAATAAACTAGAAGACCAGGTATTCTGGTACAGAGCTTCCGACCACCCTTCATTCAGATTATGCGATGATTCTCTATGGGCAAATAACCAACCGTTCAGCTCAACAATGTTAGCCGGAGATGATTTTGACCCATCAAAGGTACAGAAAAAGGGACCCACAGTATGGGTCAAGCAGCAAGGGAAGAATTAGAATACCAACGACTTGCCAACTGTACGCAACTCTAATCCACAATAGTGAGCTATAAGTCGCGTAACAAATTTATTTGTAAACCCAAGAGCACGTGTCTTAGATTTCTTACATCCGTGCGGATGAATGTGCAAATACTTCTGACCTGCTTGGCTTACCCTATTTGCTTGAACACAAATCTGGATTTTAGCATAGTCTTCCAATATGGACTCTATACCAATCTCTTCAACATCGTAACGCAGAATATACCGGATTTCATCTCCATAAAGAACTAGCAAAATACCAGTCCGGATTTTAGGATATAGCTTGTTCTGCTTAAGGTCTCCCAAAAGGTGTTGCAGCGTTTCCGGTTTTGTGGTGTTGCCACAATTAGTCAGAGTCAATCTTTCTTTAGCACAATATCCATCACGACACTTCTTAATATGAGTTGTCTTGATGTCACCCCAATCTGTATCAGGGTTTCGGTCGTTATTTGGAAGCCGGCCGAATATATAAAACTCAACCTTCTTACCAATTCCTCCCTTATCACGAGCCTTTAGGTCGCGGAACTTATCTGCATTTATTCTGCAATATTCTTTCACTTCCGGAGAAGTATGTTCGATAAGCGTCTCCAAACTACACGGTAGCACAGATTGGAGATGTTTGATGTATTCTTGCATTTTTTGATTATTCAATCACCATCATATATTTCCGTTTTAGTCGCGAATTGCTCCCTCAGTAGGGTGAACAGGAGGATTGTCCAGGATTGCAGTAGCAGACTCCTTTGCCTTGTCCTCCAGAGCAGCAGCCCGGCGACGTGCATTCTCCTTCTTCTGGTCCTCAATCTTCTCGTTCTTACGCTCATCGAAGAAGATGTCCTTGTTCACCTCATTCTCCTTGTACTTGCGCATCATCTCATTCAGCTCCTTCTCCGCATACTCAACCTCCTGCACGACGTTCTCAGAAGGGTCCCAAGGAAGCCAGCAACCAACCTTGCCGATGTATAGATTGTCACGGGGATACTTGCGCTGAAGAACCTTTGTAAACATCTGAGCCTCCTCAAGATTGGCAAACACACGACGAACCTTCACACCACGCACATTGGTCCGGAACTCAACCTTCTCCGTAAACTCAGTATCAAGGTCCTTCTCATGCTTCATGAGGAACACCTGATACTTCTCCTGAATATCAGACTTGCTTACCTCATCATTGTGAACCTTGCGGAACTCATTCATATCATTCATCAGGTCCTCAATCTTCAGAGAGTACTTCTTACCAAGGAAAGCCATAAAGCCCTCAAGCCCAGTCACCTTCCAGTCATAATCCATCCACGTGAGAAAACGCTCGTAGTAGAACTCCTGCTTCTGCTTGATGACCTTCTCAGGAGAGATAAAAGACATAATCGCATATCGCTGCGTAGGAATCTCCGGGTCCTCCTCGAGGTAATCAATTACTACTCCATCCTCCTCCTTGGGAAGAAGTTCGGGCTGGCGGGGCTGAGAAGCAGGAGCATCAAAGGGCATTTTATTACTATATACCTCGGTGTCTGAAAGTGACTTTTTAACGCCGGCCGCCAGTCATCACGCCATCCTTGGGAGGCATACCCCAAGCTGCCCGGAACTTATTGATTTGCACCAAACGTTCATCGGGAGACAACTGAGTTTTTCTCAGGGCATTTTCAAAAGTACTATATGCTTTGTCCCAGTTTGGCTGAACAACATCCAATGCTGCCGTTGGAAAAACAGCTTTATTCGGTTCTACTATGCTTTGAGCAACATATACAAAAAAGGTTTTAGTCAGGTCACAGTGTAATGAAATTATAAAATATAACCGAGCAAGAGTAGCAGCAGTTACAATGAACCAAGAAAAGGGAATACCATATCGCGTAGCAGGCTTCTCATACATGAAGTAAATTTCGACATATGACAGTGAAATGAATGCTAAAATAATTATAACCTTTACAGCAGTTGAAAGCTTAGAAACGCTAAACAGACCAAACGCAATATATAGAAGAACAGCCATATTCATTCCAAACGGAACAGCAGACCCTGCTATCTTCCAATCAGCGTCCTGCCTGAGAATATACGATGAACTTAAGCCATAGGATATTGCCAAAAGAATAACACCAATCACGGTGACCATAGTGTCTTTTTCAATCATCTCTTTACATTTGTGTTAGGAATACATTCTCCAATGCCAAGTGTCTGCTGAAGCATGATAGGGGCTGGCTTCCCCTTCCCCGGACAGTCCTTGTGCTGCTTACCAAGAATGTGTCCCATTTCATGTGAGACCATATATTGCCGATAATCTTGCAGACTGAGCCCACTTTCTTTAGCTCCGCCAAACCATCGTTCAGCACAAAGATACATATCTCGTCCTCCAAGTGATGCACACGATAGCATAGCCGGAAGCCCACAAATCTTCTCAATGGTCTTTGACATAGATAACCGAATCCATACACGTGCTTTAAATCTGTCTGTTGTTTGTTCAAAAAAGTATCCATCTTGAGACCAACCATCTGGTGAGTTTAGGTAACACATGATATAGAAGTCTATCTGTCTTTCGCCAGCGTTATAAATGTTATATTTTTCAATAACATCCGGGTCAACCGTTACATGAAAAGTTATAATAGTCATCCACTTTTCTTCGTTTCTAGAATATAAAATGCCTGATAAAAAGGAAGCAAGTGTACCGTCCATGATGCCTGACATGTCCGACCTCATGACTCGCCTAATCAAGTATGCATTCGAGGGCGTGGCCGTTGCTCTTGCTGCATATTTCTTTTCCGGAAAGCTAAAACTTAATGAAATCGGTATGATTTCTCTCACCGCGATGGCAACCTTTGCTATCCTCGATGTATATGCACCTTCTGTGGGTGCTTCCGCTCGCACAGGTGCTGGTTTTGGTATTGGAGCCGGGCTTGTAGGGTTCCCTGCCTAAACAGAAAGACCTGCAAACATATTTGAAATTTCATCATCAGTCTCTGCCATCTCAACTGATGCAAACACAGCATCCACCACCGCAATTGCAGTCTTGTTAAATTGAAGATAGTCATACAGACTGAACCAATGATAGG